TAGGCGCGTACACGGACTGCAGGAAGGTTTCGCCCATGGCGGCGGTGAAGCCGTTCTCACCCTCATCGGCGACCGCCTGGTAGCGACCGTCGTTGGTGCGCTTGATGGCCGTCCACTCCACATCGCCCGTCTGGCGGGTGATGGTGGTGCCTTCCTTGGTGGCGTAGTTCTCGGTGAGGGGCTTGGCCCGCACCTTGTACAGCCACACAAAGCGGAACTTGCCATTGGACTTCTCGCTCTTGAAGCCCACCGCGAAATACGGAGGCTTGTCCGTCGCGGAGCGGATCAGGACACCGTTGTCGTCGATCTCGTTGCCGAAGATCATCTCCTGGATGGACAGAGGGATATCCGCCATCTTGGTGGTGAAGGTCAGTTCCGGATCGGGATACAGGACGTCGAATTCCACATAGCGATAGGTAAGACAGTTCTTTTGCACTGACGGCATTTCTGCATTTATCAGCCAGCGTAGTCAGAGCGTCTTTTCCCCCGCTTCGCACCGTACGTGCGGCTTTCACCGCATACGGCGCTCCATCTATACAGACTCACGTAAACCGTAACTTTTTCCGTAGCTCCGCGATTTTCCTTTGCGCTTTGGGTTTCATATGGGAATAGTCAGCTTTGGGGTTGTTCACAAGGCGATAGCAAGCCTTATCAAGAGACATCAGATTGTTGACTCTATTTACATCTTTGAGCGGCAGGAATGGATTAATTCTGTGCGTACATGGATAACGATCAATTAACCAAGCCCCGCAAATCCTGCATTTGAGTTTGTCACGGTTGAGAGCATACGCCCTGTTCATGCAATACTCAAAATTGTTCTTCGGGTCTGCTCGTCCAAGAATCAGCGCGTTGTCCGTCCCGATGGACAATTCGTCCAATCGTGCGTTTTGACGTTTTTTCTTGGTACGCTCAAAGTGTATGTCCCGCCCTTCCGGGCTGTATGGCGTTTCCCTTTGGTTGTGGTATACGATTTTGTTCCAATTGCAGAAACAAATATCCGTAACCCCAACCCAAAGGTGCTTGTAAGGAATCGCAACAATCTTAGCTTTATGCTGGCTGTGTACGCTTGGTAGTGTGGATGTTGCATTCGCCGGCTTCCATTTGGCGCTGTATTTCTTAAGCGCTTTGTAGGTCGCCCTGTTTAAATACTGGCAATAACGTTTCATCGCTACCGATACCCATGTCGTACAGTCGTAGTAATTGATCAGGCCTCGAATCTGACTGTTGATCAGATTGATTCGCTGGATTACGATATCTCGACTGACGTTTTTGGGAATTGCCAATATATTGCGGTGGATTTCCTCAACCTTGCGTTTGAGCCGCTCTCGATTCGGTATCGTTCTTGGAATGTATCCCTTTCTGCTTTTTCCACGGACTACTTTGTATTCGTAGCCCAGAAACTGGATGTATCTTTTTCGCACATCTGTGATCAGCGTTTTTTCTGCTGACAGATGCAGCTTCATTTCCTTTTCAAGAAACGAAGCGACCATTTCTTTCCAGAATGAAGCGTGCTCACGGCTGTCTGTTACAATCACGAAATCGTCCGCATATCTGACCAATACGCCCGGAATAAGCTTGCTGCGTTTCCGCAGCGCGTGAGTCTTGCTTTCCTGTCGGGTATACTGGTGTTCGGTTTTCTTGTCAATCCATTGCTTAGCAACATATTTATCCAGAATATCCAGATAAACGTTCGCCAGCAACGGTGAAAGAATTCCTCCCTGCGGGGTACCTTCTTCGTTGACTTCGCATTCGTCCATGATGCCCGCTTTGAGCATCTCTTTCACAATTTGTATAACCCTTGTGTCTTTGACCCCCATATGATATAGGCGTTTCAGAAGGGTGTTGTGATCGATCTTATCAAAGCATTTGGAAATATCGCCCTCCACAATCCAATGCCATCCGTTTTGATGAACCGTTCCTGTGATTCGCTCCAGTGCCATTTTCGTGTCCCGCATCGGTCTGAATCCGTAAGAATGCTCATAAAACTGAGCTTCCATGATTGGTTCCAGCACGATGCGGATGCATTCCTGTACGATTCTGTCGCGTATCGTTGGGATACCCAGCGGTCGTTTTTCCTTCTTTCCCGGCTTTTCAATATACTTCCTTCTTACGAATCTTGGTACATAGTGCCTGAAAGCGGTTTGAATGTCGTTTATTACCCAATCCTCTCTGCTTTGCAGGTAGTTTCGGATTGTCACGCCATCCACGCCCGGGGTCTTGGCTCCTTTATTGGCTTTGATGTTATGGATTGCGGTTACGATGCTCGCCTTGGCTGACATGATTTCGATGAGTCCTTTGAACGCAGGGCACTCGCCTTGGTCATGCGCGGCTTTGGCTTCGCGGTAAAGATCATCCTGTATTGCGCGTAGTTCTGTCTCGGAATTCGGGTAGTTGAATTGTTGTGCCATACGAACCACCCCCTTTCGGAAATGGACGATGGTTTGAATCAGGTTCGCCTACGGCTTCCTCAACAAGTTACGGCTGCACAGTATTTCTGTACAGACTATGCCCCTTGGCTCCACAGGCCTGTTAGACCTGCTTCATTGCTACTACGGGCTGCTGTCCCACGGGTTCACAGGCCATTTCCTGCCTGTTAGGGGAGTGCGTTTCCTCCATATTGCCTTGCGGCGTCCTCCCGTGGTTCCTCTGTTCCCTGCGTTTTCGTCTTTCTTCCAGCTTTAGCTCCACTCATTTGGCCCGACCGCCGCGCTCATCCGGTGTGATCATACGATGAGCGCCTTCCGCCTTTTCGGCTTCGATTGGTTTCACGACGACATATGTCCCCAACGACGGCACCCTCGCCAGGAGGGCGAACATCTTCATTTCAATGCCCTTACGCTTACGAGCTTTTATGTCGAGTGTATGTCGACCTACAGGTTTATCCCATAGGCATACTGAGCATGGCTGTACTGACCTCCCGCGGTAGTCTGTTCCATCTCAGGAACCTTTCCCGCTCTTCACCGAGCTCCACACAACAATCCAACGCAGACCGTTGCATGTCGGAGTATCAGAGTCTTTGTCACCCCTCACACGGGGTCAGACAGGGATTTCACCTGTCAAATCAACGCAAAGTTCAATTTCATTTCTGAAACCGGCCTGTTTTATTGCGTATTTCTACGCAGATTGTCAGGCAACAGAGCGCACGTCGTCAGCATACTGGATGTCCGGATCAGTGTTCTGGGGAGCAATGCTGGCCTCAATGGCACCCGCCACAAGCTGCAGATCCCCGTAGGTCAGGGTTTCCTCGGTGTCGACCGTCAGCGGCGCGATCACCATGTTCTTCAGGCCAACCGTAGAAGAAACGGTCGGAGAAGCAGTCGGGGTATTAGGCATAGTTGTTTACCTCCAAATCATCTGTTTTTGAGCTCGTCCCGGAGGACGCGCTTGATTTCGGAAAAGGCTTCATCAGCCCTGGTGTCGAAGGCAGGCCGCACAAAAGGATGCGCGGGAGCCGGGGCAGGCCCGCCGTGCCCGTAGAGTAGGCAAGCAGCGCCTTGCATCTTTTCAGATGTAGGTTTCCGCGATGCCCCTCCCCGAACCGTACTTACACCTCTCGATGTATACGGCTCTCCATTGGTAATGCATCATTCAGACTTTGCCGTTGTGCAGATTGTGGTGGCATTGTTCGCAAAGAACGATTGTCTTGCGCCTTCGTGCCAGCATAACCTGTTCAAGCATCGTCTTACCCTTGAGATCCTTCAGTCTATGAACATGGTGGATTTCGTAGCTTGGGCTATCCGTACTGCCACAGAACTCGCACTGTTTAGCCATAAGCCGACTTTCAAACGAACTGCGTGTTTTAATCGTTTGCGGTACGGCGTGCGGTATTTCATCCTTTGCGGCTTTTGCTGTTTTGCTGTCCTGATACTTGGCAAAGTACATCCGTTTTGTACCCTTCTTGGTTTCATACGGGATGCACCAACTGCCTCGACCATCTTTGTAATGCGCTCGCATTTTAGCGGTCGAGGACTTATGCTTGGAAGCCAGTGTCATTAGGCAACTGTATTCCATCAAATAAGCAAAATAGCCAAGTTTACCAAAGTTGCTTGCCATGCAGTAGTAATTGCAGATGCCACGAAGTTCCGCGTTATAGACCATCAGGATTTCAAGGTCAGTCATCGTGACAAGCGCACCCCGATGAATGGGGCGCAGGGCGCCATTTGCCCATTTTGCGGCTTTTCGGTCAAACAGGTATTTTTCAATCTTGTCGGTCAGCGGTACGTTCAACTCCACCTTATTGCTAAGGGTTCGCTGGCTGTAGCCGCGTCCGCCGTTCTTAACCTGATTGTTCCTACGAACACAAACATCATATCCAAGGAATCTCGCATACTCGGCGCTATGGGTAATCAGTGTCTTTTCGTCGCTTAGCTCCAGTTTGAGCTTATCAAATAAGAACGCCTTGACACGGGCTTTGATTTCACCGCAGTCCTCTTTGCTTCCGACTACCCCTATGAGAAAGTCATCCGCGTAGCGGACATAGTTGATGCGCTTATCTGTCTGCGATTTCGATGGCAGGCGCAGCATTTGCGCACGCAACACCTTCTGTTCTTGAAGAAGCGTCTGTATCCGCGTAGGGTCTGCTTCTTTCTTAAGCAGTCGGCTGATATGGTGAACTCTGCCCGCAACATGCATGTACTCAGGAGTGAATACACGGTCTTTGGGCTTATCAAAGCCAGCTTTCATATCTGCTATGAACTTGTCCAATTCATGCAGATAAATATTTGCAAGCAAAGGAGAGATAATCCCACCCTGTGGTGTGCCGCTAAGGGTTCGGTTATACTTCCAATCCTCCAAATACCCGGCTTTCAGCATCTTATGGAGTAGCTGTGTGATACGAGCGTCTTTTACCTTTTCGCCAATCAAATCCACCAACACGGCGTGGTCGATATGGTCGAAGAAGCCTTTGATATCGCCTTCAACGAACCATCTGACACCAGGATAGCCATGCTTGATGTCTTTGAGCGCCGTATGACAACTCCGATTCGGGCGGAAGCCATGCGATGACGGCAAAAAGATCGGCTCATAAACCGCTTCCAGCACCATACGTAATGCTTCCTGCACCAGCTTATCTGTGAACGTCGGAATACCCAGCGGGCGCAGTTTTCCGTTTTTCTTCGGGATATACGTTCTGCGCACGGGAGAAGGCGAATAGCTGCCATCCTTCAATGATTGAATGATGCGCTCTACCTTCTTTTCGCTGAAACCGTCTGCGGTATCGTTGTTCACACCCCTGGTTGCCGCGCCATTGTTGGCATACAGATTTTCATATGCGAGGTAGTAGATATCCGGTCGCAAGAGATACCGAAAAAGCCTTGAGAATACTTCCTCCCTGTTCTTTTTTGATGACTGACGGATGCTATCCAATATCGCCGCTGTTGGCTTCATGGATTGGGTTTTCACTGTTTCCATGCGAGGTATTCCTCCCTAATCAGCTTTTGAAATTGGATGTACCAACTGCGTCCCTTCGCCATGTAACGGTCGTTACCCGTCTCGGACTACTATGGACGCTCCGTTGCCATATCGGATATTCAGCGGCAAACCGCATAGCCTTTGCAGGCGTTCCGACGTAGGCAATCCCCGGTTAGCGTTGATGTTAGGTCACAGGCTGTCGGATTCGTTTTTGTTCCCTTGGCACTGGTGCTCCAGCGCGTCTTGCAGAGGATTTGATAACCCATACACCGAATTTGGTAGTGTATGTTCCCTGCAACGAAGGTTTCAGACAGATTTCCTTCGTCCTCCAGGTAACGGAGACAAAAAAACTCGCGTTCAGCAATACAGCTTATTCCTCATGCCTGTTTCTCTTTGCGGTTCAGTCGTGCCATACTGTCTCAGGCAACTTTCCGCTTTCCTGCCGTGCTTTGTTCCCGTGTCGGCTTTCGCCTTTCGGTTAAGCAGGTAGAGTACCGCGTTATCGTGCGGTGTGGTTCCTTAAGCCATTTTCATCAACGCCCTATCCGGGCGCACAAACTCCACAGGGTTGGCGTAGTACGCGCCGTTCTCTGAGTGGTGGACACCGATGGTGATCTGCTTGCCGCCTCCACGCTTCTGTTTGACCTTGCCCGTATGGATGGATGAGTGCAGGGCATCCGTGATGATCTTCGGGTCGGTACTGGCATTGTGGAGCATCTGCTCCTCAATGGGTACAGCGCCCGCCTTCAGGGCACGGTTCACGCCCGGCCCCTGATCCAGCGCATAGGCCATGTTCACCATGTCGTTCTGGAGATCATCAAAGCCCCTCAGTTCAATTGCCATAGTCCACATCCTCCCTCCAGCACCATGTCCACTGTACCGTGTACTGCCGGGTGGCCGTGTCGTAGGCGGGCTGATTGTAGCCCTTGTCAGATTCCTCCACCATGAAGAAGCCGTAGGCGTACATGGCCTGCCGGATCGTATCCGCCATGTCGGTCGGATCGATGTCGCTCCACAGGTTCAGGTACACATAGGTGCGCAGGCTGGTCACATGATCGTCATGATGGCTGGCTTCCGTGGTGGTCGTGGAATAGACGCAATACTGCACGGGCGGATTCTGGTTGGGCGTTGTGGCCCGCCAAACGCCTGCGTAAACCGGAATGCCGATATCCTTGAGCGCCGCATTGACCTGCTTCATCCGCTCACCCCCTTGGCGATGGAAGCCTTCAGGCCCAGATAGGTGCGCTTGAAGCTGTACTCGCCCAGAGTGGAGATGTTCCATTTATCTCCCTGAAAGCGCACCCACATGCCGGGCTTGATGTCCTCCCGGTACCGGATGGTGAAGTTGATGACGGCCTCGGTGTTCATGACGTCCGCGCTGCGGTAGTGCTGGTTTCCGGCGTCCGTCACAGCGGCCCATACGCGGCATACCACCACATCCGTAGGTTCCGGATAGCCATTTTCATTGATCTGGTTCTCGGTGTATCCGATCTCGATCATGTGACGCAGGTCTCCGGGATGCGGATCGCTGTCGAAGTTTTTATAACCGCGCACAGGTCATCGCCTCCTCAGAACATTTTTTCCGGATCGCGGTATGGATACAGCAGGCTGTCAAAGGCCATCCGGGTTGCCTTGTAGGTGGTCATGTCCGGGATGTCCCGGTTTTCATAGTAGAAGCTGGTCATGAGGATGACCGCCAGCCGGACGGGCTCCGGCACTTCCGTTTCAATGGGAGCGCCTTCCTCGTCCACGGGTTCAAACTGTACCCGGCAGTAATCCTCGGCGGCGGTCTGCGCCTGCTTGATCAGGCTTTCGATGTAGTCGTCCTCCTCATCGTGCTGGATACGCAGATGGGTTTTGACCTCATCGACGGTGACGATCATCAGGAACCACCGCCCTCAGTTCCCTCGGCAGGCGTTTCAGGGTCAGTGGTTTCAGGCTCCGTCGCGGCAGGCGCGGTCGCGGACAGTACTCCGGCGGTGCGCAGCGCAGCCAGCAGGGCGTTGAAGTCATTCTTCAGGTTGGCTACGGTGGTCGCCTCGCTGTCAGCCACATAAGGAGCGGTGCCGGAAGCCGCGTTTCCGCTGGCGCTGCCGGGAAAATTCTCGACCTCCGCGCCCTCCAGAAAGGTCAGCTTGCCGCCGATCACCAGCTGTTCGCCGCCATGAGCAAAGTAGTTCTTGGAATTATAGGTGTTCGCCATAGGATGTCCCTCCTTCAAAGGAATGGGAGCCACCCGCGTTCAGATGGCTCCCATGGTCGGTTGGGGTTATCAAGCCTTCACAGCCAGGCACTTCATGGCCTCAGCCAGCACCAGACGGCCATCCACACGCTGCGTAGCGCGGAAGCCGACCTGACCGGTAACGGCGAAGAG